AACCGTTATTACTGAACCGAAGTGCCGCGATTCCCGCCCTTCGTCATGGGACTGGATTTGGATGTCGTAAAGCTGGGGGAGCGGTAGGGCCGCTGAGCGTAGTTCGTCGAGAAGGGAGTCGCTTTCGGAGAGCAGCGCCAACACGGCTGCCACTCGGGCGTTCTGGGAGCGGACGTCCTCGTCGTCGGCTTGCGTCAGGATGTAGATTTTGAGCGTAATCTCGCAGGCTCCCGGAGGGAACTGCTCAGGGAAATTCTGCCGATCGGCGTAGACGATCACGCAAGGGAGCGTGCGCTCGCCGGGTGATTGGCCTTCGAGCACGGGAACGCCCTCCAGTGCGGTGCCGACGGAGCGGCGACGAATGTGGGCAGCGAGAGCCTGTTCGAGTTGGGTTCGTGCGGTCATGTGTCAAAGCCTGCCTTGCGGGCCTCCAGTTCCAGGTGCACCTCCAACCTGCGGATCATCGCTTGAGCGCGCCCGGCAGTCGCCTTCTGCGCCAGTTGAAGCTCCTGATCCAAGCCTATCATCGGCTTCGAGGTGTTCGTTGCGGTGAACTGCGGATCGATGAGTTTGCCCGTCGCATCCTGATGGTCGCCAAACTGCTTTGTCTGACGCCCGAGCCAGCCAGGAACACGTCCGCCAACCGCAAGGAGAGCCCCGATCCAGCCCGCCTTCGCAATGCCAACGTCCCGCTGCAGTTCGCGGGTGAGTTTCATTATCTCCTTCACATCCGGAACGACGAGCTTCCTGCGGGAGCCGCGCGGCACCCGGCCCTTCACGCGGGCAGCTTCATGCTGCTGTCTCGTTGCAGTCTCCGACCAGTCGAACCGACGAGCGTCCGAGCGTGCGAAGATGATCTCGAGAGTTTCCCAGTCGCGCTTCTCCCAGAGCTTCTGGATCCTGGAGCTCCGGAATTGGAAGTCCCCAAGATCAGCCTGCTCGAACGCCCGCTGTCTCCACTTCGCCACCTCTGCGATTCGAACTCCCGCAGTCGCGGCATCGACAAAGACCCGGCGCACATCCCGCTCGATTGCCCGGTTGCCCTGTCCGCGCGTTCCTGGAGGTGTCAGGGCCACAAGCCGCTGCAACAGGAGCCGTGCCTGCTCCTGAATGACCTCCCGCCACGTTTTGCCCGTGCCCGTCTTGTAGCGGATGAGCGCCTCCTCGAACCGGGCGAGGTCCACCTGCATGTCGACGTCCGCCATCAGGCATCCTTGGGACCGAGTTCAAGGATCACGAGGGGATGCGGCGGGCGGTTTCCCACGCGCAGCACTCGGTAGGTTTCCGGGCCGATCCGGACAAGGTCGCCGGGCTGTGGCAACTGCGGGTCCAGATCTAGCCGACGGAGTTTCACGGTGAGGCGGACGTCATCGGTGAACCCACCCACCCCGAAAACCAGCCCGGCCGTGAAGTCGCCCACCAGGCCCCGAAGCGTCCGGTTGCGCCAGACGACCTCGCGCCCGATCTCCCCGAGGATCTCGTCGAAGTCGCTCTTGAACTCGTCGTGCAGGCCCATGTTCACACGAGGCTGTCAACGGACGCAAAAACGCCCTCCCAGCCACAAGAGCCGGGAGGGCGGCAGCTAACCAACACCCCTATCAGGTCCAGCAAAAGGGATCCCCTCGATCAGAACACGAGCGCCACGGAGGCTGCCTTACCGGAAGCAGCGACCCCGGAGGTGCCCGTGAACCCGACGCGCACGTAACGGCCGACGGTCGGGGGAAAGCGGAAGCGAAACTCGCGCGCGGCGCTCGGATCCGTGCCGGTGGCGCCGGTGACATTGCCCAAGTTGCACAGCTCGGTCGTCGGACTCGGGCTGCTCCCGTGAAACACCTTGGCCGTGATGGTCGCCCCGTTCGGAAGCTCCGAGAGAGCCAGTGCCGGGATCTCCACAAGCAGTTCCACGGTTTCGAACTTCTCTCCCTCTCCGAGATCGAAGTCGGCGATGTAGGTGGTCGTCGCACCCGCGGGAAGCACGGCAGAGCGAATGAGGAGGGCGTCTTTGATGAAGCGCAGCGGCATGGAAGGATTGGGTCAGCGGTTGAAGGAGGCGGTTCACTCGTTGTTGGAGATGGAGGCGGTGCGGATGATCGGGATCCCTTGGAAGTTATCCACGAGCGGAACGGGTGCTCCGGTCGGGTTTGTTGCCGTCCGGGACGCCCGAAGCTGCTCCTGGGAACGCCCGGTCATGAGAATGTGCGTGGGCTCGGCACCGCAGGCGTCCACGAACTTCTGATACGCGGCGAACATGTGGGTGTCGGTGAGCGTCTTTCCGGTCGAGGTGCCGATGTTCTTGATGCGCACGCAGGACTGGCGGTTGGCCAGTCGCAGACCGATCGAGCCGGTGAGCCAGTTCACATAGGCTTGGAACGGGTTCCCTTGGTCGTCGAGGACCGTCTCCACCTTCCAATCCTCCTGCATGTTGATCGTGGTCCCCGAGCCGAACAAGAACATCAGGCTCTCGCGCGCGATGCGGACAAAGTAGACGGAAGTCTTTGCAGAGGTGCCGGTCACGTCCACCTCGTGGTCGGCGTCGGCCATCATCTGGGCGAGCAGTCCTGGGAAGCCCTTCTTGTCGTTACCCGTCCCGTAGTAGAACTGGCGGCCGACATGGCGGAAGGCTGCCTCGAGGGCACCGACCATGTGGTTTTCAAGGACGCGCGCCGGGGTGAGTGAGCTTTCCACGAGCTTGCGGTCGACGGCCACCTGATGATCCAGGATGGCGGTTTCGAACACGCGATCCTCGTAGGCCGACTTCGACCGGGGCGTGCCCTCGTTGAAGTTGCGGAACGCGACTTCGGGCAGAGAGGTTCGCACCGTAAGCTTCATTTCCGTGCCGGAGATGGTCTCCGCAGGGATGAAGCGCAGCTCGGGCGCTTCCTTGACGGACTCCTCGATCAGCTCAAAGCCGATACCGGAGTCGATTTTCTTGATGTCGAGGAGAGTGAGATTGCCGATGGGCATGGTGGAGGGAGATCAGGAGTTCGGTTTTCAGCGGGTGGCGAAACTGCGGGCCCAACGGTCGTAGGCGGTGATGGTGGGATCAGGCTTCTCGCCCTTGGCAGTGACAGGAACGGGAGTCACGCCGACGGAGGCGCAGATCTGCGCGGCCTTGGCCTCAGCGGTCTTGGCACTCTTCTCGAGAGCTTCGATGCGCTCTTGCAGCGAGTGGATCGTCTGCTTTGCGGTGCCGAGATCGGTTTGAAGCCGGGTGACGCGCTCCACCGAGTCGGCCAGAGACGCGCTTAGTTCGGCGACTCGGACATTGGCGGCCTCGAGCTCTCGCGTGCGGGCTGCGAGCGCTTGTTCAGCGGCCTCGAGTTTCTGTTCGAAGGATTGGCCCATATGTCAGGCTTTCGGTGTCAACTGGCTGAGCGCTGCTGCGCGGCTTGAAACTAGGTCCGAGACGAGGTTCTTCTCGAGGGCTTCAGCTCCGTAGAACGTCTGCCCCTGCATGGCTTCGTCTCGCACGTAGCGGCGCTTTTCACGGACGCTAGCCTTGAACTGCGCGTGGATCTGGTCGACGCGCTCCTGGAGGTGCGAGCGCTGCTCGTCGGTGAGCGAGGTTCCTGGGACTCCGATCGCCTTGAGCCGGCCTGCCTTCACAACCTCCATGCGCAGCCCCGCATGGGCAAACGCCCCGGAGGAATCCACCAAGGGTAGGTAGACGCCCACACTGCCCACGGATGCGCTCGGCGTGGCGAAGAAACGGTCCGCACGGGACCCGAGCCAGTAGGCTGCACTGGCAGCCATCGAGGAGGTGAACGCGGCCGTAGGCTTCGACTGGGAAGCGATCAGCTCGGCGAGTTCGGGGATTCCGGTGACCGTTCCGCCGGGCGAGTCGATGTCGAACAAGAGCGTGTGAACCAGCGGATCGCGGGCGAACTGCTCAGTCGTCCGGCCGATGTCCTCCACATCCGCGGCACCGAGCATTTTTTCGATCGGCATCAGCCTGTGGCCAAGGATCCCGGAAATCGGGATGATCCCCACTCCGGAAACGATTTCCGGCTTGGGCGCCTCTCCGAAGAGTTCACGGAAAGTGTCCGAAAATGACCCGCAGCGTTCGATAAATGCTGAGAGGATCTCAGGCTGGATCAGCAGCGGCTCGTGGCGAAGAAGGCAGTCGAGGAAGGGCACTCCTGCGGTTGCATGTCAACGCACGCACGCCGGTTAACTTACGTGCTCTGTTCCGGAGCGTTGCCACCAGAACCGTTATGGCCGGTGTCTGCGTTCAACCCATTGGACACCGTCTGCGAGCCGCTTGGCCGATAGAGCATTTCCACGGGGATTCCGTATTGCTTCGCCAGCGTAAGGATGTGTTGGGCGTCCTGCGCCCGGCGCTCCATCTCCTCCCGAAAGTCCATGCCCAGCTCGGAAAAGTGGTCCGAGAATGAGAGCAGACCCATCTCCACGTCCGCACGGTGCTGCTGAGCCTCGCGCCCCGCATCCACGGTCACCCGCCGCGGACAGACCCAACCGACGCGGTTCCAGCCTGCCACCGCTGCAAGCTCCCCACGGTCGATGGCATCTCCGATCACGTAGCCCCAGACCGGACGCAGAAAGCGTTGAATCAGGATCATCTGGCGATAGCTGAACCTGCGATCCGCCTTTGCCACGATCAGACGGACGCCCGCTCCGCCCACCTTCGTTGGATCCAGCACAAACTCGTAGGGCAGCATGCCCGCGGCAGCATCCCGCTTCAAGTGCTCCAGAAACCCCGTAAAGACGGGGCTTGGGCGGGCAGACTGGAAGCTTTCCAAGGACTCCCCCGGCTGCAGGGCAACGACCTTTCCTCCCACGATCTGCTGCAGGCTCGCAGGATCGCTGGGTGGCCCGTTTTCCGGGGGCGGGCTGGTAACCGCGAAGTCCTGGCTCTCAGGCAAACTTCCCCCCTCGCGTTTGATGACACGCGACACGTCGGCGTTGTCCTTCACGGCGTGCTTTTCGAGGGCGAGCATCTCCATCTCGTCGAGGATGTGGTTGATCGAGTGCTGGAGCGTTGGCGGCTGGCGAACGCCCGAGGCGTTTTCCGGTTCGAAGATGTGCAGGACCGCGGAGGCAGGGACGTCTTGCGTGCTGCCGTCGTCCAGGATGAGCCGATAGGCAACGGGTGCTCCGACCTCGTTGAGGATGATGCCATCTGTCGACTCCTGAGCACTTCCGGCGCCGCCGATCCGGTGGCTCTCGATCAGTTGCAGCTTCGGAAGTCCGTCCCGGTTCCGGACCTTCAGGACGAAGTATTCGCCATCGACGTCGAGGCCACGGCAGACCAAGTGCTGGCACTCTTCGATGCTGAACCGTTCGGTGATCTCCGCTCGCGCGGCCCAAGTCGCGAAGTAGTCCTCGGCGGCCTTGTTCCACTCAAGATCGTTTGTCAGCGCCTGCGGCCGGATCCCGTCACCCGTTGAGTAGATCGCCATGTCTGCGATCATCTCCCGGGTGAACCCGGAGTTTTTCATGAGGTAACGGGAGCGGCGCAGCAGTTCCCGGCGCGTGGTGGGAGTGAGTTCCCGCTTCTTGTCGGAGGGGCTTGGCGCATTTACAGGAGCCCGGCGAGGCGAAGGAGCCGCGGACTCGTAGCCGCCGGCATTTGCGGCGGGTTGGAGGAACGAGGTCCAGAACTGGCGCTTGAGGAACTTCACGTGCCAAGCGACCTGTCAACGCGCGAGACCGCGATCCGGCGAGGCGGCGGGAATCGAGCTGGATCCAACTTTTGGAGCGCCTTCTGGCAGGCTCCGATGATCGCGTGAATCTCCTCGATCCGGCGCTTGGTGACGGACGAGCCGCTGTCGGCATAGGCCGCGAGGGTCTTCTTCAACTCGTTCTTCTGGACGGCGAGGATTTCCTCGACCTCCGAAGTCGTGAACCCGACCGAGT